CCACCCAATTTTCTTAATCAATTGTCTTAAATTTCTACATACTTATTCAGAGATTCCTATTCCTAAATTAACAACTAAATTTAGTTTAAAGAACTTGTTGAGCTCTTTCTATTCTCTCCTCCTGATCTACTGTGGGTTCAATGGGAACAAACACCAAATCTAAGTAAGTTTCTAGTATTTCCATAAAATCCTTGCCTTCCAATCCACCCTGTATGCCCTTTTCTAGCTGAGACTTCGTTAGCACGGTGCAGTTCTCAACTTGGCTTAAAGCCCATGCTGACCAATGCTTGTGATATGTAGCAACAGATTCTATTTTACCCTTGCTTTCCTCAAGATTCATGTCTGCAACTAGATCTTCGTAATCAAAACCCAGATCGTCAAAGTTGACTTGATTCACGAAGTCAAAATCTTCCGGCGCATCAATATCCCACATATTGTCATCCAAATCTTCAATTGTGAAGAATTCTGACCACAAAGCATCCAAGTCTTCTTCCCCCATATCCGGAATTGCTTGATTGAAGAATTGGATTTCATCCTTCTTTCCTAACAACCATCCAGCTTGAGTTAGAGCAGATGGCAGCGTGCTCTTCACAAAGTCTTTTAGCTGATCAGGGTCTAATCTTTTAGCTTGGGTGAGTCCATTCTTTAATAAATAATGGGCTGTTAATGGATCCAAGGGAGTATTGTTAATCCAAGAATTTAAGCCTTCATGGCCAACATCCATATCCCCTGTAAAAGTGTAATCTGATGGGTGAACTTTATAGGTGAGAAGACTATAGGCCCTGTTCCACTTGCTGACATTTCTATCCCTCTCTAGCTCATAGACCCCAATCTTCATGCAATCCTTGTAGACCTCCAATTTCATTTGATTCAGCCCTTGGTAATTATATGAGTACATCCTGTCGTTCTCGTAAATTGGGGCACCCCTAGAGCAATGGTTGATTCCAGTGAAGTCAAAACTGGGTCCTTTACAGTCTGTCTGTGGTACCGATGTTAAGTTCAACTCTTTAAGTAGCTCTTTTAAGAGCTTAACGCTCACTCTTAGCTTTGACAAGTCTTTGGTGGTAATACTAGTCAAGACTCCTCCCTCCATTGTTAAACGGACATGGTTTCCCTCAATGCTTCCAACCCAAACACCTGTTCCTACCCAAGCATCTGTAGGAGATGATGGCTTGTTCTGAACTTTTGGAAATCCACCACACACTCCCAGTCTGGCCTTTTCTATGTACTCCTCCAATGTCCTGTCAACCTCTTCTCCTGCTAAATCTTGGCGCAATTCAGGTTCTCTGCCCTCAAGCATATTTGTGTTGTACTTTAAATCCACAAACTTCTGAATTGCTGCCAGTTTTAGTCTTCTGGTCAATGGCTTGTAGGTGACGCCATCCCAAAGCTCCTTCTTTTTCTGCAAATACTGGACTAGTAAACCCTTCTTATATTCTGTCTTCAGCGGATATGATAATATTGAAGCCACAACACTCTGGACACCCCCTGTCGAATCATGAGTGGCTATGGCCCTATCCTTTGATGATAAAGTGTAGCCAGTTAGTTGATTTTTCATGATTGCGATAACCAAGATGTCACGAACGTTAGAGTCTCTTATAGGAGACCCAGTGAGGTGGACTACTCGGTCATTGATAGACTGCCTTGCCACAAAGTTCCTAAGTTGGATTTGACTCTCAAAATGGCAGTCGGGATTGGCAAGCGTATCTTGAGGACTATCTCGCAACCAGGGATAGGCTGTGCAATATCTGCTCCAAATGTCTGCTTTAACATAAGATGCTGCAGCCAGATCTTCCCCAAACCATTTCCACTTAACCATCTGTTCTAGGCTAAAGACCAAGTGATCACTCTTTGGTACAACATTAACATGTGACCTCAGTTTCTTCTTTGAACCAAATTTAGCTAACTCCAGAACAGCCAGTTTGTTGAATGTGTCTCTGAGCTCTTGGTAATGATGGCCATTTGGAAACAAAATCATAATTTGCTCTTCGGTGAGAGGCCTCCGGTCCTGCACATCCATACTAATGAGCTGCCATAAGGATGTCTTTTTTCCGAAATTCATTTCCATCTCCTTAATTAAATCCAACCAATTAGAGCCAAGAGTTGTTGCAAAACTGCTAATCATGTAGACTGAGGAGCTCAGCATTTTTGAGATATTATTACCTCCAGATAAGGAAGCTATCACAGTTGGAGAAGTGATTTTAACTAATATTTTAAGCTTCACGGACTCAGGGTCCTTAGCCACCTTATACAACACGCTTGGGTCGTCTTCTATCTTCTGTCTCCAGTTAGGAACTGCAGCTGATGCTTCATCTAAAAGCTGCCTGGTTTTCTTTCTGTCTCCCCACCTGATCTGAGCTCCTCTAGTCAATTGACCAGAACTAGTGGTTGATAGCTCTCCTTGATTCATGAGAGCTGAGTAAGACTTGCTCAAGTTTACACTATTCTGCACAGCCATCCATAGGTTATAACTAAAACCAGCAAGGCCAGCAGCTATTGGCTTATCAAAAAGAAAGAATCCAAGAGCTGGATCAGGAATTTCCAACAGTTTTGAGCAGTATTTGTTGAACAAAGGGTTGACTGTCCATCCCAAAAGTCTGTAATGAAGAAGAGCTTGGCAAAATTGCATCTCAGCAGCTTGTCTAAATCCTGAACCACCTTCTAGTAGATTTGTCAATTGGTTGGCAAAGACTTCTTGGCGTTCAGTTAAGCTTTCCACTGCAGTCAAGCCAAGGCTTGCATACACCCACTTTAGAGTTGGCCTGAATATGCTGGCCTTAAAGAAGTATTCAGAATTGAATTCCATGACACCTGATGTGCACATGGTGCTTTTTGGTGACATCCAAATGCCAAAAAGAGGTGAAAACTTGGAGATCAGCTTGTGGTCCATCAACACTAATCTGGTTGCTTGGACAAAGTCTTCGTTGGTTTCACAGAATATATCGGTCATTCTTGAGGAGTCATCTGAACTCACCATGTCCACAGTGAAAGATTTGACTCTAAATATGTTTCTTGACACCAGTTGCCACAAGCCATCCCTCAGCATCAATAGGCCAGCATGGAAAGCAGAAGACATATAATGGAGTATGCCTTGCATCATGCCAGACTCAATGGTCAGGAAGTGATTGGATTCCTGGATCCAGCTTACCTTAATCAGCCCCTGGTGAGCATCTCTTAATGCTGAATGAATTGGATTGTAAAGCGGAGCCTCTGGGTTGGTCTTTAGGAACTTCAAAACTCCCATGGGGAGCTCCATTCTCTTCTTAGTCCACAAGCTGAGCCCATTGATCATTAAACCAGCCCAACCTCTTGGCAAGACTCTTAGCATGAACTGACAAAACTTGGCAACATGATGTCCCTGGTTCCAAACTTTCGCATCATTAGAGCTTGAGATATTCAGTTTGAAATTGGAGACTTTCTTAGCTGATCTGTACATGTGTTCCTGAGGTTTACGGAGTTTAGTGTCAGCATGCATCATCATCTCAATAGGCAACTCCTGGCAAAGAGCTCTACTAACTTCCTCTAGAATGAGCTGCACAAGCCTTGATTTAATCTCAAGCACATAAATCTCCCTAAGTCCACCATGTTGTTTCTTTTTAAAGATGTCTATTCTCAAACCACCATCCCCATGCAGAATCTCCAAAACTATTGGCATAGTCTTGCCTGGTGACAATTCAAAAATTCGGCCCTCAAGGTTTAGGATTTTCATTATCACTTTTGATCTCCTACTCTTGTGCATGTCATCCTTGTCTAGAATTCGTTGTGTATGAGGGTCAAAATTGGACGAAGCCTTTAGGGTGGCTATCTGATCCCAGGTGAGCCTGTTCAACCTATCAACTATCTTCTTCTCAAAAGTGGCAGACCAACCTCCTCCATACATCCTCTTCAGGTGCTTCTTAACAGTGTCTGCACTAGCACAGACTGCTGATCTAGACCATTCGTGGAATCTATAGTCTTCACCTCTCGGTCTGTCAACAACTCCACAATGCTTTGAGTCCACTTTGTCGAGCTCAATCTCATATTTTATTATCTTCTCCACCAATTGGAAATCTGCATTTTCCCATGATTGAGCATCCTTGTTTGTGGCATATCCTATGTAGTAAAGCTCAACCAACTGGCTTGGATCATCTAAGGAATCCTGCGTGTAGGGGTTGACCAAATTAGTCCAAACTTTCTTGGTTGGAGCCTTCCGGACATCCTCAGCTGTCCCTGCCACCTGTTGTTCCATCTCCTCTAAACCTTCTAAATCTAACTCAGCATCAGGTTGATCTAGGGTGACTGCTGTGTAATTAGGCCCACTCATAGACCGAAGCAATTTTGTCAAGGCCCACACTTGCAATCTGCTACGGAGAAGATCAGGCAGTTTCTCTATCATTTTGCTGTTGTCTGTGTCGCAAATGGTGAACTTTTCCATGGAGATGTATCTGAATAAAGTGAAAATCTCTTCTGTCTTAGGTCTATCTTCCAAGCTGACCATCAAGCAGATCTTAACCATTCTCCACACTTTGTCACAGTCTTTGCCCAAATCTAGCTTTAGTCCATAATGCCTGGACCATTGAGATATCAAGGACATGATAGTTGACTCAGCTTTGATGATGTTTTCCAATTTGGACAATGTCAAAGAACAGAAATCTGTGCATAGATAGTCACTACACTTATAAACCTTCTTGGCAATACTGCTAGGCAGGACCTGCTCGCAGTTGTGGGGCATAACCATCTGATAGAAAATGTGGCCTGCTGTTGTTGTTGGTTTGATTATGAGATAACAGTCCCATCTTTTTAGCCTCTTAATCACCCACTCATTGTGATAGACATTTTGCTTCATGGACAAGGACAATTCAGTAGCAACATCTGAGATGAAAGAACACCACTTCACTAGCCTATAACCACTCAGCGACGACATTGCTTTAAGAAGGTCTGAGTTTTGGTCTTCTTGCATATTTAACCCCTTCCTGATCAATTCTTCAACACTCTCCATTTCAATAGGGTCACTTCTCTCAATTTCCTGGAAGATAAAGTCCTCAATATCGGTGGTGTTTGCATGCAGAGAAAATCCTATCTGACTATATGCTCTATGTTCCTTGAGGACAGGGTGGTGCTCTAAGTGCTTTGCCTGGACCCCTTTCTTTGCTAAGTCCAGAATTATGTTGGTTGAAGGAGAAAATTTTACTCTCTTGTACTTTCTTCTTTGCTTCTTTCTGAGTTTTTCATCTTCCTTGCTTAGGACAGTTTGAGCTCTCTCAATCATTTCACTTTCAGTCAGCTCTCTTTGCCATTCCTCACTAACTATACCACACATGATCCCATTTATAAATCTGGTCATCTCATCAGTTTCATTTGAGCATTTGAACTCCCAGCCAGTGTTGATAGGTGGTACAACGTGTGGCATAGGTAGGAATGATTTCATTTCAGTTCTTAAGGTCCCACCAGGTGGTCTTTGCATCCCACTGAGGTAGCTAGTGAACAACTGCTGATATGACAACTTGGCTTTATCTTTTTTAGTTGCATTATAAGTCTGATCTCTAAGCATATGCACATACTCATTCCTAGCAAACACCATTGCATCTTGCTCACTAACATTAGAGGTGTCCACTCTATCAAAAGTCAGCGGTATTTTTACAGAATCTCCCTCCACCTGATAAACTGGCTGAATTGAGTAGATGGAAGCCAAAATGTCCTTGAAATCCTGTTCCTGGTCCGTGTTCTCTGGAATGAAACCTAGATTCTCCAGGATATCCATTATGCTTGTGGCAAATCTGAAACGAGCACAAAGCTCATCTATTATCTGTTGGTCAAAGACCATGTCAGAAGGAAGTATGACTCCTGTGCTGGAAACCACTATGGCTGAAAAATAGAATTTCCGTAAGCCGTCAGGGTTGACCCCTCTCCAAGCGTGAACACGAGAGAGCAGGGGCTGATGATATGTAAAGATTTTCCTATTATAAACTTCTTTCATGGCTTTCTTGGAGGAGGATCTGGTTGTTGCAAATTCTAGAACCACTGTGCTGTTAAGGTTTTGCAATATCATATCTGGTGTTCTGTTATCTGCCCCATCGTCCAAGCTAGGAAAGTAACTACTAAGCCTAACATCAGTGTCTTCACAAAAGATGTTGAATGTAAAGTTGTGGACGAAGCTCCTCATCTGTCTACTTGTAAATGTAGCATCTTTAACAGAAGCAATGCTAGACGCAGCCCCTGCCTCTGGATTCCATTGGTATGACATGGTGACTTTTTGAGAAGAAGGATCAACAGAGAAGCTTTCTTCACTAACCTCTGGAACGACTAAAGTGTTCCCCATAGCCCGGTACAGCCATGACGGAGTCTGCAGCACCCCTGCTATATTGGTAGCATTTTCAGCTTTACCAACTATCATGGACTGCAACTCAGTCTGATTCTTAAAAACCATTTTTAGACTGCCAGTTAATGTTAAGCGATTTCTGAGTAATTGAAAAATGGGTG